GGCGCTCATAGCATGTTCCATGACGTGGTTGTCGATATCTCTAGAAGCATCTATTCAGAGTTGGCGGAAGCTGACGAAATGGACGCGGAAAACGTTGAAGATTGCAACGAAGAGAATGATTTTGACGCGGAAGAAATTGAAGAAGATTTCGGCGGCGATGAAAAAGAAGGTTTTGCTGCGGATATCGAACAAGACAATGATGAAGTTGATTCTGAAGAAGAAGAAGACTATATCGGTGCCGATGTTGATGACGAAGGCGAAGCTGACGACAGCGACGGTTCTGATAACGAAGAACGTATTGAAGATTTAGAAACTCAACTAGCTCAAATTAAAGCAGACTTCGCTTTGCTTATGAGTCAAGAAGCTGAAGAAGAAGAGCATGATTTATCTGACTTCGATTCCTTAGAACTAGATGACGAGCCAGAATATGGCGAAGAAGATGAGTTTGAAGTTGATTTTGATGCTGAAAATGAAGACGAAGACGAAGTAATGGAAGCTACAAAATTCCAAAAAGAAGTTAATGTTGACGGCAAAAAAAGTGAAAAAAGTGCTGATGTTAAGTCTCCCTATACTAAAGCCCCAGCCAAAACTGAATTAGGTGGTAAGCCAGTTAACTTCGGTAAAGGTGATGGACAAGGTAAAGAAGCTGACAAGACGGCTAAAAAGGAAAAAAGCAGCGACAACGTAGACGTAAAAAACAAAGAAACAAGTGCCGACCTTAAAGGTGAAGGCAAGTATTCTGGTACAGGCAAAAACAGCCAACGTCCTACGATTCAAAGCAAAAGCCCTTTAAGCAAGCGCCCTAAGTAATATGTCAAATCAACTGTTTGAATATTTCGACCCCAAGAGAGCTGGCATTGTTGTCGAAGCGCTCGATGGTAAGAATGGGAAAAAAGACCTATACATGAGTGGTATTTTTGTTCAAGCCGAACAAAAAAATCAAAATGGCAGAGTGTACCCTCTTAGAGAAATTAACAACGCGGTAGTTGATGTTAACAGGCGTGTTTCTGAAGGCGAAAGCGTCATGGGCGAATTAGATCACCCAGAAGAGCTTTCAATAAACTTGGATAGAGTTTCACATGTTATTACGGAAATGTGGATGCAAGGTAACGATGGGTACGGTAAATTAAAAATTATCGCTACTCCTTGCGGCCAGATTGCACAATCACTATTAGAGAATGGCGTTAGACTAGGCGTTAGTTCAAGGGGGTCAGGTAATGTTGCGGGCAATGGATTTGTTAGCGACTTCGACATGATTACTGTGGACATTGTAGCTCAACCTAGCGCTCAAAATGCGTTTCCAAAATCAATTTATGAAAGTCTTTACAACATGCGTGGTGGTTCCAAAGTGATGGAGATAGCGAAGGCTATCTCACACAATGAAACTGGTGCTGATAGGCACTTACAGCGCGAAATTTTGAGCTTTATTAAAGAGCTCAGGAAATAGGGAGAGGATAATGTCAAAAACAAAATTCGAAAAAGCCCTTACAGAGGATATTAATCTTCCAGAGGAAGTTAAGACTCAACTGAAAGAGGCTTGGGACGAGCAATTATCCGAAGCTAAAGATGAAGCTGCTGCTGTTTTAAGAGAAGAGTTTTCACAAAAGTATGAACATGACAAGGCTGTTATTGTTGAGACATTTGGTGAATTCATCGAAGAACAAATAAAAGCAGAGCTTACTGAATTTGCTGAAGATAAAAAAGCACTCGTTAAAGAAAAAGTTGAATATAAGAAAAAGCTTAAAGCTTTTGAAGCATTCATCACTAGTACGTTGGCTGAGGAAATTAAAGAACTTCGCAGCGACCGGGTTAAAGCTAATGAGAGTGTTAGAAAATTAGAAGGTTTCGTAATTGAACAACTTTCAGAAGAAATCAAATCGTTGCATGCTGATAAAAAAGCGTTAGTTGAGCAGCGAGTTAAATTAGTTAAAGAAGGTAAGGCGGCTCTTAAAGAAGCTAAGCAACAATTCCTAACTAAAGCGGCAACATTAGTTGAAACTAACATTGAGAAAGCGTTGAGACACGAAATTACTCAATTTAGAGAAGACATCGCCGCATCTAGACAAAACGATTTCGGTCGCCGTGTATTTGAAGCCTTTGGTGCCGAGTATATGACTTCACATTTGAATGAAAGTTCTGAAATTTCGAAATTGAATAAACTTCTTTCTTCACAGAAAGAAAAAATGGGCAAACTTGCCGAATCTGTACGTGAGCAGAAAACCTTGACAGAGAGCGCCGAAAGGAAAGCTGCTGCAGCAAGAGATTCACTTCGTAGAGATCGTGTAATGAGCAAGCTTCTATCACCATTAGGCGGTGAAAAGAAGACTGTAATGAAAGGGTTACTAGAGTCAGTTTCGACTGATAATCTAGAAGGCACTTTTAAAAAATATCTTCCGGCTGTTCTCAATGAACATAAAATCATTAAAACTGAAGAGAAATCAGAAGTTTTAAGAGAAAGCCTTGTTTTAAAGACAGGTGACAGGGCAGTTGCCCAACAAAAAACCTCGGAAGGCGACCTAGCTATAGCTGACATTATCAGACTAGCAGGCTTAAATAAATCTTAGGAGACAATAAAAATGAGTTCAAAACTTATGGAAAGTAATTGGAGTGCTACTAAGACCGCACTTCTAGAAGGTCTTCAAGGGCAACGCAAAGATTCAATGGGTGTGGTTCTTGAAAATACAAAACGTTATATCTCGGAAAGTGCATCAACTGGTGCTACTCAAGCTGGCAACATCGCAACAATCAATAAGGTTATGTTACCTTTGATTCGTCGTGTTATGCCTTCCGTTATTGCTAACGAAATTTTAGGCGTACAGCCTATGACTGGTCCTGTTGGTCAGGTTCACACTTTACGTGTTCGTTATGCAGACACTAAAGCTGGCGTTTCTGCTGGTACAGAGGCATTAGGGCCTTTCGACATTGCTAAGGCGTACTCAGGTAATGAGCGTACTAACAGCGACACTAACCCTTCTGTTGGCGGTGACCGCACAGCAAGATTAGAAGGACAAGCAGGTAACCGCATGTCTATTCAAATCTTAAAAGAAACCGTTGAAGCAAAAACTCGTAAATTGTCTGCTCGTTGGACTTTCGAAGCTTCACAAGATGCTAACGCATTGCACGGTATCGACATCGAATCAGAAATCATGGCAGCCTTGGCTCAAGAGATTACTGTTGAGATCGACCAAGAAATGCTACAAAACTTGCGTATCCTTTCGGGTCCTGCTCCAGTTACTTATGATCAATCTGCGGTTTCTGGTACAGCTACTTACGTTGGTGATGAGCATGCTGCATTGGCGGTTATGATTAACCAACAAGCTAACTTAGTTGCTACCCGCACACGTCGTGGTGCTGCAAACTGGGCAGTGGTTTCACCTACTGTATTAACCATCTTGCAATCAGCTACTACTTCAAGCTTTGCGCGTACAACTGAAGGTACTTTTGCAGCTCCTACCAATACTAAATTGGTTGGTAAGTTGAACAGCACTATGAGTGTTTATGTTGACCAGTATGCTGGTGACGGCGAAAAAGTTTTGATTGGCTATAAAGGCGAAAACGAAACTGACGCAGCTGCGTTTTTCTGCCCTTATGTGCCTTTAATGAGCACAGGACCTGTTATCGATCCAGATACCTTCGAGCCAGTGGTTAGCTTTATGTCTCGTTACGGTTACTTGGAACTTAGCAATTCGAGCTCATCGTTCGGTAACGCGGCAGATTATTTGTCTAGCATCGCTATCAACCCAACTACCTTGAAATTCTCGTAATTTCAAGTAGTTAACGATGATAGGAACCCGCTTCGGCGGGTTTTTTATTGCCCAAAAGAAAGTATATATAACCGAAATAGGTAGTAATGTTAGTTAAATAGTGGTATACTGAGAATGGCAGGTTATATTATGAATAAAGAGCAACTACGAGAACTTATAAGTGTTAGTCCAAGGGGATACTCTAGAACCTTAGTGGCTAAGCACGGGCATATGTTAAGTATGCTTAAGGATAGATATGGTGACTTAAATATAGGGCAATTATGTTTCAATTGGATCAATGACCTAAATGATTCCCCTAAATGTACATGTGGCGTTGAATTGAAATTTAAAAATGTTAATATAGGATATGCAAAGATATGCCGTCAGTGTTATTTTTATGACCTCAAAGTAAATTCATCAAAACATAAGGAACGATTGAAAGGTGCCTCTACGTGCAATTATGAAGGATGTGAAGCCCTAGTATCGTTTGATGAGATACATGGAACATGGAATAAGTTCTGTTCTTATAGCTGCAGCGGGAAACATAACTCTCTAACTACGCGAGACAAGGCTAAAGCTACGCTGAAGAAGAATTATGGCGTGGAACATGCTATGCAATGTAACGTAATAGTAGAGAGAAGTAGGGCTACTAGCTTGGAAAGGTTTGGAAATCAAAACCACACCTATATGGTAAATGGAATCTCAGAAGCCACGGTAGCTGTATTATCAGACGTTGAGTATATGGCTCAGAAGTATGCCGAAGAGGGCACTAAGGGCATCTCAGAAGCTCTTGGGGTATCAATTAGTTGCGCCGAG